CTTCTTTAACTATCAAGCCAAAATTGGCAGCAAAGTCCGAATAGGTTTCAGGAAAACCGCCTCGAAAGCACCCTAGAAAATCGTCACCATTTACGACGAATTTGGCATCATCCAAAGTTTTATTATTATGGACCAAATATGCCACTATCATGAACCAATGATACAAGTTGTTCCCCGTTGAAGTGTGGGGATCACCCGATTTTCGTATACCATCAGTGGAACTGAAGCTGGCATATTTCCAATGCCGATTTAGCACCTTTCCATGGAAATTGCATTTCCATTTAATATCATAAGATGCTAAAAAATCCATAATAAAGTCCGGAATTCCCAATAGACGGAAAAGACGATGTTGAATTTGCATAGCCGGAATCTTCTGACAGACATCAAATGACGTCATATCTCTGGAGTAGATATGGCAATTGTTAATTTCAGCAAAATCAACCATGTCTTGTATTAGTGGTGTTAATTGACAAGGAGCTAAGTGCTTGCTTATGCCAGGAATACGCTTAAGCTTGGCATCAAGCGCCTTCATATAAGGACCAAGCAAGGCCAAGACACAATCAGTACAACCCACAATCATGCGCGGGCGAATTGGTTTGTCCTCACCTGGAATTGTTTCTTTGAATTCTTTCTTTATGAAGGCTTTACCTTGTAGCTCCATACCATCCGGCACATATGGGGGAGTGGAAATATCATCAACTGGTAGACGCCACAAATTATTGAGGAAATGTCTACCCGCAATAGCGCGTTTCACCATCATTGGATCTTTGTCATGTATGAAGCTATTCCAGTCATACTCGACTTGTTCTGTCAAGTTCAATGATTTGAAAAGTCCTTCAATATATGGAAAAACTTTATCAGCAATATCAAAGGAGCCTTCTAAAAAAGGTGGAACTTGTAACATGACACGATTTTCCATCGTTGCAGCCAAGTTATGAGAACAATTATTGTAGCACGATGGTAAATGGTGAGGTAATGCTGGCCCTATTCGGACAAAGCGAGAAGGCTTACAAACTTCATAACGCATCTCGAAGCTTTCTAGGCCATTTACGCTATTCAATCCGTTGATGATCTGTGGCCGTATTGTTTTTGAGGCCAAATAATAAGAATTACTACACCAGCCGGAATAGTT